CCTGTCATAGTCTCCGCCATAGCCCTCGGGCATACTTAGATCAACGCTTTCAGGATCTTGAGTTGCACCAAGAATCCCTGCGCCTAATGTGTACATAGGAAGGCTTGAAAACAAAGACCCGCCGCCCTGCTTCGTAATGTTTCCAACAACGGCTTCTAAGGCTTTGTTTTTTGCCGCTTCTTGCGCCGTTGCACCAAGCATTGGGTTTGCTAATCCCTGTTTAGCCATAGCCGCAGAAACCTGCTGACCCATTCCGGTGCCCGCAATCGCGCCGCCAAACAATCCGCCCACACTGCCGCCCAACAAAGCATCTTTAATTGCGTTCTTGGGGTCTGAACCACTCAGTAAACTGCCAATCCCAGAACCAAGGGCCGCAGTTAATGCACCGCCCCCCGGTATAAGAAGACCACCAAGTCCACCAAGTATTGCTCCAAGATTCATGCTTCACCTCTAATAGCTTCAGGCGCAGTCACAGTAATTATCGTGCTACGTTTCTCAGCGCCTGTCCAAGCCTGTCCACAATCTGGGCAGTTACCATCAGGGTAGCTTGCAATCTCTTCTGGCGTGTCAACTGCGTTATCACAGTTTACACAATGCACCATATCAGAACTTGAAGAAGGTTTCCAGCGCGAGCCATCTGGCATTGTAATTGTCATGTCGTTGTCACCGTTACTGTTCCAACAGCGCCCGTGGCTAAAGAACCACGAACATAGGGAGAATGAGCTAGTGGCACTCTAACATAACCGTCATGGTTAAAGATAGCCCCCGGCTCCAACCCGCTGTCATCTGTTTGAAGATTTGTAAACACCGCAAAAGTATTGCGACCCTCTCCCGGATTCTGCATCTGCTCCAAATACACCGCAAACGAACGCACCACCTCCGCAAGATACTGCTGATCGTATTGCGTCGGAGCTACCGGAAAGAATGGAAGAACAAGATTACGAGACATTAACGCATCCCGTCTGGCTGTACATCCACTCTCGGTGAACCCAGCCGCCATGTTGTGCCCGTGTCGGACGTTTCAATCTTAAATGCAAACGATCTACCTCGCAAACGCACATGCACCTGGTCGGTAAACTGCTCCACCGGAACAGACGCCGTCTTTTCCACAATCTTGGAGTTGCTTTGCAGGTAGTTGCCGCCCGGAAAATTCCTAGCTTTCAACGTCATCGTGGCCTGCGGCGTTTCGTTTGTACTGTCTCGGAACGTTAAGTCAGGGATCATTCGACGCAAGAACACAAACTGTTCGCCCTCGCCAATGTCCATCTGACTACTTTCGATATACGCACTTATGCCGCTGGCCGGGTTGGTACTGCCGTCATCAAAACCCTGCTCGTGAAAGTACAACACATGATCCGTTCCCGCCGCAACAGGCAGATCCTCAACGCCTCGATCCAACCAAACCGTGCGAGCCATCGAACCATAGTACCAAATCTGCTGCTGATAATTATACACCACATAACGGTCATTCTCACTGCTGGAAGCAGACGGATAAAACCACCAAACCTCAGAAAACGCCGTGTTGGTAGACGCCGTAACCTTTTCAAGCTGGTCAGAATTAATATCGCTAAACACATAGTCCCGAACCGTGCAAGGCAACCGCTGTACCGCACCGCCATACACATAAAACTCTTCAGCACCCATCCAAAACACATTGTCCTCAACCGCAATCGCCGCTAACGGCCCCGCAATCGTAATGTTTTCAGATACCGTGTTAATCCCAAACGTAAACGGGGGTCCTAAAAACTGCATCGCATGTAGTGATACATCCGTATATACAAGAACCTGCTGGCGCGTTTCGATAGCAGTGATAATCTCGGACCCAGAACCAAGGCGCAAGTCACCCGCTGTATTCGTCGCCGTTGCCGCCCAATCGGTTAGAGATTCTTGGTCCGAGAACCTAATAAGCAACGGATCCTGTACCCCCGGATTGGTCTGGCTATCACAACCAAACGCTATAATGTGCCTGTCACGGTCAGATACCAAAACTTTTTTGGCAATCGTGGGCGTGGTATTAGCCCCGGCCAACGAAGCAAGCTCCACGGCCCGACCCATTGGAGAAACAGCGTTCGTGCTTTTATCCCAATAGAAAATATCTCCATCGCGCACGTTAATAAGTAAATCCTCACCAAAGTTGTCGTGCGACCATATACGAAGGGTTTGACCCGACGCCGACAACGACGCTGCACTGCCCCATGTTCCACGGCTCCACGATCCCGCGCCCCAGCCAGTGCCGGTGATTGTAGTATCAAGGCCCGTGTTGATTTGATATGCGCCCACAACGCTTGAACCACCATTGCCACTATCGCTCGTAGACGCAAAGACCAGCGTGTCATCTATTCCGCCCGAGGTAGTGATCGAAGAAATAGAGGCAACGGAGCGAACGTTTATGTAGTAGCTGCTGGCGTTCTTAACGTAAACGACTTGATATTCTTGGTTTAATATTACCGCCGTAACAGCATCGCCTAACGTAGCTGCCCCTGAAAACGTAACAAAGTCGTTTTCTAACGCCCCGTGAGCAGTGTCGGTTACAATAATTGTGGAGCAAGTAACGGCTGCGCTAGAAGAATGCGCCGCAGCCGTGGTGCTACGAATACCCCGCACACAACCTACTAGAGTATTGCTGGAGATATTGGCGTAGCTAATAATTTCTGCACCAATTTTAATAATACCGGAATCCGGAAATCCGCTCGCGCTTGTAAGCGGAATAGTATCGTCAAGCGCACTAATGCCCGCAGACAACGTATTAGCCGAGGCTGAAAACGTCACGTCCCCCGCAGCCGTAGTTGCACGAATAGGCGTAATATCGTTATACCCACCGCCCTCGTTAATGTAATACTTTAGGTGCGTACCTACGCCCAAGTATCGTTCGCCGTTTAAGGCGACCCACGGGTGCAACGCACGGCATGTGCCCAAAAAGTAGGTGGAAGAACTGGGCTCCCACCCACCGATTTTTTCTGGAAAGCCAAAACGAAACCTGACCTTGTCCATATCAAACCAACCGCCCTCATTAGAGTACGATGTGGTTTCCCTATTTATTCCGGGTCGGAACTGGAGTTTGGTCAGTGGCATTTAGCACTCCTAGTTTACAACTTCTGCCTCTTCGACTTCCTCTGGATTTTCCAAAGCGTCCGCCAAGAGTTCAACAAACTTCTGACGGCCTACCGCAAGCTGGTCCAAGTTAAACTGAGCGTTGTCCATTTTACGCCCTAGATCGTTTACATGGTTTAGCATTGCTTTTTGTTTATCCGTCATGTCTTCGACAAAGTATTCTGTGTCGTTGACTGTAATTGGGGTCTTTTCATTTTTTCCCATTACGAGTCTCCTATGTTTAAGTTTAAATTATGACCACGGTAGGGGTTCTACAGTGGGGCTTACGGGAGGAGTAATCATAGAGTTGATTTGCCCTTCCACATTCGCTTGAGTGTTGGCAACTCCCTGTTCACCAAGCTCGTCTTGCACCCAGCCTAAAACCTGCGCTTCTGTTAGATTCGCGTATGGTGTAAAGGTTTCACCCTCCTGTGAAAACGTACTGTCGCCGTCAATACTTGCGGTGTTTGTACCGTCTGTACCTGTTAGTGTCCACATTACCCTTACCACAAAATCTGGTTCTGGGGTGGGCATTGTGGACATACTGTTTATCGTCCAAGTGTAAGTAATAGCCATGTCTTTCTCCTTATGACGGTTCAGTGGGCCATGTGATTGTATTTGGAAAGCCCGATTGTTGTGGGACATTTAAGAGATCAGTCCTGTACTGTGACCATTCAGTTTGTTTAGTCTCAGTCAGATCAGCCCAGCGCAAAGCATTAGACACAATAGGATCAACCTCTGTAGCCAAACGATTATCACGTTCAACACGGGCATCTTTAGCAGGTTTATCATTCTCTATCTGTGTGCTTTTTGCACTAATCGTAGCCCAATCAACTTCAAAATTATTAACGTCTGATGACAGAATACTTGAGCCATTACTATCTGTGCCAGTTACTACACTAAAAGAAGCATTAAATTCTTCCTCGTTAGTAGGCTCTCCTTCTAGTATCCATTCTCCTGAATGTAATTCTGTAAGAGCTTCTGCTATACTCATGATCCAATCTCCATTACTGTAATGCTAGAGGCCGCTTGGGTGCTATTGTTTTGGCTTCTGTTTATATAACTTGTAGTTCCAGCAGTGTTTCTAAACTGGAGTTTATAAGTTGTTGCTGAGGTTGTGCTTGGACTGTCTAAAGTTTGAGCGGCTTGATTTACAAAACAAAATAAGTTGACAGAGCTACCTCCAAAAGACTCTCCCGAATTTGCGAAAATAGCTGTTCCTCCTCGCAGTAATCTAAAACGCACTGCAGAGTTACTTATGTCAGCCGTACCAGAAACACTGTACATAACCAGTATCTTACTGCTTGTTGATGATGGCGTGATAGTAACACTTAAATCAGATATATCTACAAAACCTGTTGATGATGTTGAAGAAGTGCCAGTTTTAGTTGAGCTTACAACTTGTAAAACCTTACCACCACCACCAATGCCTGTCCAAGTACCACTTGAGTCACAGTGCGCCCTTACGTTACCATCACCATCCGACAGCACGATGTTGTTGTCAGAGGTGCGGATGTCTAGGCCGCCTTGGTTGCCGTTGTAGCGTCCAAGGATGGTGTTGTTGTTGCCAGATGTGACCGTTTCACCAGCAGATGTTCCAATAAAAGTATTATATTGACTTGTTGTGTTTGCTCCAGCGTAACCACCTATATAAGTGTTTAAACCAGATGTTGTATTTGAATACCCAGCGTTTCTACCCAAAAACGTATTAGTTGCACCCGTAGTACTACTATACCCAGCCAGATAGCCCACGGCAGTGTTGTTGTCTGCGGTGGTGTTACCATACAATGCGTTTGTTCCAAAAGCTGTGTTAGAGCTGCCAGACGTATTACTTCCTAAAGTTTCACGACCAAACGCTGCGTTTACAGTGCCTGTCGTGTTGAGATACATCGCCTGATACCCCACTGCCGTGTTGTTTGATGCGGTGGTGTTGGAGTAGAGAGCAGCTACACCTATCCCCGTATTAAAACTGCCTGTGGTAGTGCTTCCCAATGCACCTGTTGCAAAAGCCGCATTAGAACTGCCTGTAGTATTACTTTGAAGTGCCGCTAAGAAACCATTTTGCTGACCAAAGGCGCTGTTGTAATTACCTGTGGTATTACTTAAAGCAGCATTTACTCCAAAAGCGTCTATATGTCCTGATGTGTTGCTAAAAGCAGCGTTAGCACCTACCGCAGTATTACCTGATGTTGTATTGACAAGTAAAGCATTTACGCCAATAGCTGTTAAATTATTACCAGTAATGTTTGCACCTAAAGAACTTTTACCCACAGAAGTATTTGATGTGCCTGTGGTATTAGCGTCCATAGACTGATACCCCACAGCAGTGTTGTTGTTGGCGGTGGTGTTGGATCCAAGTGCAGAGCGGCCAAGGGCGGTGTTGTTGGCTCCTGTTGTGTTAAAGAATAAAGCAAAGCCTCCAGCAGCTAAGTTTTCCCCACCTGTAGTGTTAGTATACCCCGCCTTTACACCCAAAAAGGTATTAGGCGTACCAGTAGTTGTACTATACCCAGCTTGATACCCAACGGCGGTGTTGTTGCTTGCGGTGGTGTTGGAGTACAACGCCTGACGTCCTATCGCCACGTTATATGCGCCTGTCGTGTTGCTATATAGAGGACGATACGCACCTACCGCTGTATTACTTTCACCTGTCGTTGTGCTATAACCCGCTTCACGACCAACAAATAATTGCGGCCCTGTGTCATTGTTATAACCTGCTCTATACCCAATCGCTGTCACTCCTGCGGCATTAGCATTGCTTTGAGTGTATGCAGCCTGAAAACCAACTGCGGTGTTTTGACTTGCGGCGGTGTTTTGAAACAGAGCATCTGTACCCAATGCGGCATTTTCAGCCCCTGTCGTATTGGCATACATAGCTTGATACCCAACTGCTACGTTGTTGTTGGTGGTGGTGTTGGAGAATAGTGCTGAGTGGCCTAACGCAGTATTATTTGCGCCAGTAGTATTTGTTCCCATTGCATTAACACCAACCGCAGAATTGTTAGCTGCCGTTGTAGTAACATCACCTGCTCTTGCACCTAAGAATGTATTTTGAGCGCCAGTAGTAAGCGCCTTTCCTGCTTCATAACCCACTGCTGTGTTGTAGGATGCGGTGGTGTTGTTTTCTAAAGACGAATAACCCAAGGCAGTGTTATACTGGCCTGTGTTGTTGTCATACAAAGCACGTTGACCAATCGCAGTGTTCTGCGACCCAGTAGTATTTGCATATAAAGCCTGACGGCCTACCGCAACGCCCTGTGTTCCCGTTGTGTTGCTCCGCATAGACTCATAACCAACGGCTACATTGTCGGATGCGGTGGTGTTGGCACGTAAAGAACTTCTCCCTACTGCTACGTTTCTATCTCCTGTTGTATTCGCCCGACCAACCATAGAGCCGATGTAAACACTGTCCTGACCATCTGTATTAGAGTAAGCTGCTTCCCTTCCAATGAATACGTTTTCTGGCCCAACTGTTGTACTATATCCAGCCTGATACCCAACTGCTACGTTGTTGGATGCGGTGGTGTTGGCTTGAAGTGCATCCGAACCAACAGCCGTGTTGTAGTTGCCTGTCGTATTGCCACGCAAAGTGCCATTACCAGTACCAACATTGTTGTTACCTGTAGTGTTTGCAGTCATTGAAGCATTACCTATAGCGGTATTTGCATCAGCAGTAGTATTCGCATCAAGCGCAAGTCTACCAATAGCCGTGTTTTGTGCGCCTGTGGTGTTTGCATAAAGCGACTGATAACCAACGGCAGTGTTATTGCTGGCGGTGGTGTTGTTTTCTAGAGCAGATGTCCCAACTGCTACGTTTGATGCGCCAGTAGTGTTGTCTTTAAGTGCAAAATAACCAAAAGCGTTATTATTATCTGCTGTAGTATTGTTTGTAAGTGCTTGTCTTCCTACCGCTGTATTATCAGCACCTGTTGTATTGTAGTAAAGAGATTGATACCCAACGGCTACGTTGTTATTTGCGGTGGTGTTGGCACCTAGTGAGTCACGGCCAACCGCTACGTTAAATGAGCCTGTAGTCGTAACATCTAATGCGCTAGTACCTACAGCTACGTTGTGACTTCCTGTTGTTAAAGTAGTCATAGAGTATGAACCAACAGAAGTGTTTGACCCACCTGTCGTGATTGCATCACCTGCTAAACCACCTATAAGGGTATTGTTTATGCCTGTGGAAACTTGACTACCTGCACGATAGCCAACTGCCGTGTTATAAGTATCTGTAGCTGATGTGAAGTTTTGTGCATATAGTGCTTCTCTGCCAATAGCTACTGACCTACTGCCCTTGGTATCTGTAGCTAAAGCGTTTACACCTATCACAGTGTTGTAATCAGCATCCGTAAGTGCATCTCCAGAAAGAGAGCCTATAAGAACATTTTCTGTCCCTTCCGTAATCGCAGTGCCAGCGTTATGACCTACAGCGGTATTATAACTGCCAGATGTTAAGCTATCCAGCGCAGTATCACCCAGAGCCACGTTTGCTGTGCCAGTAGGATAATTCCCATCCAGCTTAATCGTGCCGTTTGCGTCTATTGATCCGTCAACATCCAAAGTATCTCCAGAGCTAACAACAAGGTTCGTACCGCCAGTCGTATTTCCGTTAACAAGAATCTCAGCCAGCGTATCAACTGTGCCAACCTGACTATCTACATACGCCTTGATTGACTGTTGAGTAGAAAGTTTGGTTGCGCTGTTAGAAGCCATGTTGTCTTCATCCAGAACGCCATCCACTGTAGTAGAGCTTGCAATATTCAAGCTAGTGCCAACTGTTAATGTGGTTCCAACCGCCGCTGCGCCAACGATGTTAAGCGCGTCGAAATGTGCGTTGTTAAATACGTTCGCCGCTACCGCGCCAGAACCCGCACCGTTAAAGAACACAACCGCTGTCGTACCCGCGGGCACCTCATAGTCATTACTCGCGCTATATGTCCCTTGGAAAAGCAAGATACTGCGCGAACCCGCTAGGTTATTACGCACATAGATAATCTTTTCCGAGTCGTTTGGAGTAAGCTGCACAAACGCAGTGCCGCCCAAATCCCCGCCATCGCCAAAAATTACCAAACGATTACGCCCATTAGAGGACGCGCCATCGCTGATAGGCAACGTGTTAGGAGAGCCCGACGACCCCGTGGCTGCAAGCGTTACAGACACCTGACCGTCAAGCGCGGTATCCAGCAATTCAAAGTTCGTGTTCGTTGTATCGCCCCATGTGCCAGACTGTTCGCCTGTGCCGATGAGTTCGATACCGTTATTCAGTGTATATGTACTAGGCATAATTTTTTCCTATGCTGCTATGTCATCCCAGCCCGGAG